CCTTGACAGGATCATGCGGAAACGCCTACCGGCGTACCCGTTTGTGACGGTTAAGGGTCCTAGCGCAAGCGGCGCTCCTGTTCCCACCACCAAGGTGGCGGGTTCTAGGAGGTCTGCGCGTGCAGTCCCTAGTCGTCGATCTGATCGGCACACCACAGAGCTGTGGAAAGCAATGTGGTGCGGCTTGATCTCCTGTGGTCTTGGAACCCGTACTGGAGCCTGGAAAATACGCAAGTGGCTTTCTCTCTCGGTCAACCGCAATGGTTGGCTGGAGACGGCCAGGAGCGTTAAAGAACTGTGTGGCGAGTTGCGTGCGTCTGCTCTTGAGCAGCGACGTCCTCGCCCGCGAGACGGACAGTTCTTCCCAGGCAAGCTTCTCAAATGGCTTGGCAACCGACTCACGGTTAAAGGCAAGCTCGCCTTTTCGCGAGTAGCCCGTGCACTTCCATGCGCGCCTGAGTCGGTTGTTAGAGAAGCTGTAAGCCAGCACGTGGAGAGACTCTCCAGCAGACACGTGACGAGCAAGGCGTACCTTGACTCGATCGAGCAGCACGTGTCGACTCTGCTGAAGGGTCGGTTCCAAGAATGTATCTCGTTTTCCGTGCCTTCCTCGGCTGCCGCAGTGGTCGAGAGCCCAAGAAAGGATGGTGGCTATAATAGCTACATCAGTTCCCTGTCCAGGCGTGCCTGGGCATCTGTCGGGTCTGGTCTCAGACCTGGTGGAGGGACTGAGGTCCTGTCGCAGGACAGGTCCATCCTCGCTCGGGCTTTCGAGCACGCACTCAGTCGCAAGACCCGACGTCTGAAGTTTCACGCTTATCCAACGGTTGCCTCTGCTCAGAGGAACCTTGTGAGAGCCACTGCTCTTTGCCTGCGCGAAGCCAGTGGTGTACGTGTGGTACATCAGGCGTCGGTTATTGCGGAACTGGGGATGAAGGCACGGATCATTACCATCCCGCCGGCACACTGCTTCGCCAGAGGTGATCTTGTAAGACAGATCATCTGGCCCCAGGTTGTGTCTGCCATACCTCAGGTTCAACCGTATGCTCCGCATACGGAAGAGGCTATTCTGGGCAGACTCTCTGGGCGGCTTCATGAGAGTAAGATCTTCCTTTCGGCGGATCTTACTTGTGCAACAGACGGTTTTGGACATGATGCGATCATCGCTGTTTGTAATGGTCTTAGGAAGGCAGGCTTGCCCAACTTCCTTTACCAGGAACTTCGAGAGAGTCTCGGAGTTGGCGAGCGACCGCATTATGTCGAGTACCGTCTGTCTGACATGACAGCACAGGAGGCAGTTAGGTGCCGAGCGCGTTACACTGTGGAAGAGGAGAAGGTGCAAGTACCTAAGGTAAGAGGATCGCTTATGGGCACTCCGTGCTCGTTTACGATCCTCTCGCTCCTCAACCACTGGATGAGTCATGGCCTTGGACCAGACAGGATCATTTGCGGAGATGACCTGGCTGCTGTGACTCATCGTGATAACGTGCCTTCCTACAGCACTAGGGCCCGTGCTGTAGGAAGCGAACTCCATGAAGGAAAGTCTTTCCGGTCTCGGATCGGTTTCGTCTTTTGTGAGGCTTATGCCCTTTTGGCAAGGGATAAGCGCTCCTTGACGTCGTTCCGACCCGCTTCCCTCAAAGAGTTCGTTAGGGAGGGTAATGGGGTCATGAGTCAGCACTCTGTAGACTCTACTTCGTTCAACAGACTTGCACGTTGCGCTAGAACAATCTACCGCAAGCAGCGTTCTGTTGCTGCGAAGCGTCACAGGCCCGCAGAGCTCCCAGCTGCGCTGGGCGGCCTTGGGCATCCTTGCAAGGGGAGGCTTAAGGTTCCAGCCTGGTGTAGGGTGTCGCTTAAGGAGCTCTATCTGTGCGAGAGTGCTGTGCATAATGGGCCTCATGACCCAACGAAATACATTCGCTCCCTTCAAGTACCAGCCGTTCCTAACACCAAGGAGGACCGCCGGCTGTACAGGGATCTGGTTGACCGTAATCGTAGACACGTGGATGGTCTCCACGTCGAGGATTATCAACCTGGTGATTCCTTTATCCCTAACCGCGATCTGTCTGCATACGTCTCGATGTGTGCAAACAGCGAGTTCATTTATCGCGGCGGGAAGTACAAGAAGGTGCGAACACAAGAGATCAAGCCGGGGAAGCAGAACTGGCCTAAGCCCCAAGACGGTTGTCTTGGGGGAATCTTGTCCACTCATACAAGAATCCGAACGGTTCTTGAGTGGGACAGGAGAGCTCGGTGTGAGCTCGGCCAGTACTTCCCTGCTGCCTTTTCGGCGCATGTTCGCGTTCGAACACGCAACCACCGGGATGGTGACATCCCGGGAGATGTCGGAG